GCTGATCGTGCCGGTAAAGGGATGCAGACGGTCGGTCGTGTCGTACGTGTAGACGAGCATTTGCTTTACATTTTCATCCGCCATGTTTTACTTCCTTTCTGTTAGTTGTCTAGATGGATATACATTGTCCCTATGTTCATATATTTCTGGTCAGTGCTTTCGGTTGTCCAGAAATACAGATTATCTAAGTTGTTCAAATCGGTAGTCGTAACATAACTGTGCTGATTAGCGATAAACGCGATAGGCATATTAGGCTTAACCGTACTAGCTACGCGACAATGATCATGCTGATGTATGATCCAAAGTTGCCGATCGCGAAGCTGTAACCATTGGTGATGGAGATCTTACCGGTACCGGAGTCGAATTCCAAGCCACTAGCTGCACTGTTACCTACCGCGCCTGCCTGCGCGAAGTAGGTAGAGATAGGATCGTAGATGTTGCTGGCAAGTTGGATGATGTCAAGGTGTTGGTTAGACGCGATGTTGCTAGGAATTGTAACGTACCCTGCAATCTCGATAACCACGCGCTTTTTGTTGCCCATAACCTGCGTAGCTTTACGCCAGCACAGATTCTTACCGTTACCCAAGCCGTTAAGAGCCGTGATACCGGCTGTTGACCACTCGGTAAAATCGCCAATTTGACTTAGATTACTGTTTAAAGTGTTAAGCCAGTCCTCTTGTCCGTTTTCGATTGATTTAATTGACATTAGTAGGCACCCCCAATCTTGGCAGTGCCACTATTGCTAATCAGGAGCGCACTTGCGCCCCCCCCCACGAAAATTTGTTCGTTCATATTAAGTCCTTTCCGGACAAGAAGACTGGTATTTATCTAGTACGCACGCATACCGATGATATTGACAAAGTTGTTCGCGCCCAAAACATTCTCAAGCTCGACCATTACTGTTCCGTCCGTCTTGATGGTTACACGGCCGTTTAGCATGTTTGCCGAATTTGTCCAAGCGAAGCACATACCGATGTCGGTATTAGCCGGCAATTTAAAGATACCAGTAGGTGTGCCACCTTGAAGCGTAGCGCTCCCAGCGGTCTTAAACCAACCCTCCACAGTTGTGATTTGAGCTGATCCAAACTGATATTTTTTGATTGAGATGTCACCGCTGAAACCATTGATGAAGGTTACAGGGATTGTTTGCGATGATACTTTGTCGCCAATCTGGCTTAAACCTGCATTAAGCGTCGTTAACCAATCTTCTTGTCCATTTTTGATCGTTTGAGCCATTACTGGTCACCGCCCTTCAGCAGAACGGTAACTAAGCTAACAGATGGGGTTAAGTTACCCCCCCCCACGGGTTACAAATGTAGTCATATTTATGCCTCCTTTGGCCAGAATGTTACTTGACGCCACTTAGACCAAGCATTGTTCTCATATCCACGTACAAAAGCGTTCTGGTCAGCGTCCGTGAAAACCTGCAGCAAGTGTGACGCATTGCCGCGGATGCTAAGCAGTCCTAACTTTCCATTTGGCAGATTGTCAGCAGAAGTCGTCGTTACATAGTAGCTCATACCAGGCGTGGTCAACGTGTTGAGATCGTTGCCAGTATTCTGAGCCACCATATAGCTCTTCACATAATTCTGCATATCAACCGTTGTTGGGATGCCCTTCGTGTTGATCAGACTTGTTGCTGTCTCCAGCGCCGACTGAGCAGATTTGAGTTGTGCTGTCAGTGTTGCAATGGATGTACCATTGACCATTTCATCTGCTTTTGACTTTAAGTCATTGATGATATCTTCGAGTCTGTTACTGTAGCTGTCATGCAGCGTATTCAAACTAACGGCTTGGTCAAGTACGTTGAGATTGAAGTCTAGAGTAGAAATCTTTTCGCCAGTTTCTGGCTTAGTTACAACAAAAGCACCTTTCATCGTACCTGGATTCTGAAACATTTCTGCTGCCCAGATCACAGTGAAAAAGCCTCGTTTAAAACGGTCTGACTGTGCAGCTTCTTTTGCACAGTTTGACATTACAAATGCCTTGCCCTGACTGTCAGTTGCTTCGACTTGGAAACCATATCCCGTCATGTCGAATGGTCGTCCATCCATTTTCAGCGCCAAAGGCATTGGCGCTTGGCTGTCGCCAATACGACCTTGGAAATACGGCGTCAAGTCTACAATCGATCCATAATTGGATTGTGCATCGCGCACCAAGTCTAGGACAACACGCGTATTAGTGTCTGCCATAATCAGTCTCCTTTCATATCATTTGCATAGCGTTCAAGCTGTCCTAGCAGCTCAAGTGCTCGTTTAAAGTCATCATCTAAAACAGTCTTGACCTCGCTGAAAGCTAACGACGTTGGCATGACCACGCTATATGGCGGCGTCAATGGCTCACCATCAGCATCCCAATCAATCAGCTGCTGCTTGTTGTATAGCGTAACCAGATTGTTGATGTCATGGGCCATGCACTTTAACGCTCGAAACATCCATAGTCTGACATTGCGATTAAGCGCAGTTTCATGACACTCTTCTACAGTCAGCGTTGGAACACTAAGCTCATAGTCATCATTAACTTCTATTTCCAACTGATATAGGTAGGCAATCTTTTGGTATACAGCAGTGATACTGCTTGTCACATAGCCAATTAAATCCATCAAAGATCACCCCTCTTTCGGCCAGAACGTTACGTTGCGCCAAGTTGTCCAGGCACCATTATGCTTGTTACGGATCCACACAGCATCAGATACCGTATGCATGGTTTGCGTAATGATTTTCCCGTTAGCGCTAATCACCTTCAGCACGCCTGTTTCAGTGTTTGGACCACCAGTTACGCTGCTAGTTCGGATCTCATAGTAACCAGATGTAGTCAAGCCATCATACGTACCAGACTGCACGATGGTTACTGCAAATGGATCTGTAATCGTACCGTTGGGGTTCTCAACAGTTAAGTGCCAGTACCCGTCACTGGCTATATACGGCTTATAGCTTAGACCGCTTAGACCTGTATCACCCTTAGCACCTTGATCACCTTGAATCCCTTGTGGTCCCTGCACACCTTGAACACCTTGCTTGCCCTGTGGTCCTTGAATACCTTGAGCACCGGACATATCGGTGACCAGCGATGCTTTACCACCGGTCCAGACATAAAGCTTGGCATTGTCTGCATCGCCAACCGATGAACTGATCATCGCAAAATCGCCTTCGCTAAGATCGCTTGGCCCATTGGCGTTAAGCAATGCCACAGAAGCATACGTCTTTTTGATGCTAAATGACTTACCTTGTGGGCCTTGAATACCCTGTGGACCACGCTCACCTTGTGGACCAGTAGCACCGGTATCACCCTTTGGACCTTGTGGCCCCTGTGGACCAGTAGCACCAGTATCACCCTTTGGGCCTTTAGCAAGGACTCCCAGATTAATATCGGTCGTTGTTGTTGTATCTGCCAACATCTCACCTCCTTTAGCTGCGTGGCCAGAACGTTACTTCACGCCAAGCTGTCCATGTCGTGCCATCACGACGGTTACGCACGTAGACATTTGCATTAGCGTCACCGTAGTATGTCTGGACAACCATTCGACCAGCTACTTTGACATCGAGCAAGCCCCAGTTGCCTTCGTTCGGACCGTTTTTGCCTTGATAAGAAGGTGAGATTTGTATGTCATAGTGGCCTTCCGTCACCAAGTTGTTAAAGTCGGTCGACGTACTTGTGATCGTGCCTTGAAACACTGTAGCGGCCGGTCCTTGAGGGCCCTGTGGCCCTTGAACTCCCTGTTTGCCTTGTGGGCCGGTATCCCCCTTGTCACCCTTAGGCCCTTGAATACCTCGCGGACCTGTTGGGCCACGATCTCCAGTTGCTCCTTTATCACCCTTATCTCCTTTAGGGCCTTGCGCTCCCATTTGTTGCCAAGTCCCCCAAGAAGACGTCGATGTAGCAACTCGATAGGCAAAACGGCCGGAATTATCATTGCTAGTAGCAATCTGCACTGGCAATCCGCCTGATGAATTATCCCATGATACGATCGTTGTCATATTACAGTACGTCCCTGTTAGGATTGAGCTGACGCCAATCGTTCCTGTTAGTTTGAATTCAGTAATAATCGATTTTCCGTAATTAGATTGGTACCAACTAGGCGCGTTGTTGACTGAACGAGTATCACTTTGAGCAAGTTTGACGTTAGCCGGACCAGTAGCACCAGTTTCACCTTTAGGTCCTTGAGGGCCCTGTACGCCTTGAACGCCCTGCTTGCCTTGCGGGCCTTGCACACCTTGTGGCCCTTGTGCTCCAGTGTCACCCTTGTTGCCCTTTGGTATGGTAAAGCCAGACGATAAACCGGTAACCGTACAACTCGTTGAGCTGAGCGAAGTGATACGCCAGAAACCGATGTCAACGCCATTGCCGTTGGGGTACTGGTCAAACACGATGTCGCCAACTTTAGCGATATCGCTAGGCTGTAGGTTTGAGCGAGCGAAGGTATATTGAGCGCCAACGCCACCACCAGGTATGTCACCGTTGTACTTGATGATATTTGCCCCTGTTGGCCCAGTTTCACCTTGAGGTCCAGTTGCACCAGTATCGCCTTTGGGGCCTTGGATTCCTTGTTCCCCCTGTGGACCAGTATCACCTTTAGGGCCTTGGATTCCTTGCGGGCCTCGTGCACCGGTTGCCCCAGTCTCACCTTTCGGACCTTGTGGACCACGTGCTAGTACGCCTAAATTAATATCTTCTGTTGTTGCCACCTACTCACCTCCTAGCTGTTAGGCCATTGTGTTGTCCAGCGCCACTTAGACCACGTGCCATTGTGACGCGTACGGGTGTAGCAGTCGGCAGTCGCACTGTCGATATACGTCTGCCATACTTCCGTCCCGCTCGTACGTACAGTCAACAAGCCTTCAGCAGTAGGAACATTGCTGATTGTTCCATTTACTCGATAACTATCATTGACCGTTAAGATATCTGCATCACCGCTGGTTAATACGCCAACAATCGACTGTGTAGCTGTGTCGCTAATCATTTTGATGTGCCAGTACCCATCATCGGCTATATATGGTTGCCAAGTCTGACCATCTTTACCGTCTTTACCATTAGTTCCATCAGCGCCTTTGTCACCCTTCTCGCCTTTGATCGTACCGACTTTTGGCTGTAAAAAAGGCCAGATACTATCGCCATCTTGCTGACGATAGATCCGACCATAGACCGTATCCATAACATGGAAAGTCTTGCCATTATCATAGGAACGACCAAGCCCATAGATTCCTGAATCCGTATCATATCCGGCCTCACCTATGATTTGACGATACAAGGGTGTAGTAGATGGCGTAATTGGCTGTGCTTCTTCCTTGAAGAGATTGCCAGTCTTGTCATAGTCACGGTCAACATCCCCAGTGTATGATCCAAAACCACCAGACCCTTCGCCACTCATCTGCCAGGTGTCATAGTTAGCTGGTTCATAACTGTATGCTGCAATCCACCGATAGACACCCTCAGCGACCATTTTTGCATTGTCGAAATGACTCTTATAAGGGCTATCAGAGCAATACAGACCAACCTTACATTTGCCACCAACCGCTGATCTGAAAGACTCAAACTGTGCGGACCAATCACTGGACAGTGTTTTATCTTCCATATCCAAGAAAAAGTACTGGCTCGATGTCAATCCAAGGCTTTGCGCGTCTGAAATCGCAAACGCTGCTTCACCGCTCAAGTTATACCAGTAGTGATAGCCATGCCATTTAAGCCCATACTTTTTACAGTTGGCGATATGTTCAGCAGCATGATTATCTCTGCGATTGCCGACAGACAGGCGGATGATAACTGCCTTAATGCCATTTGACTTAGCGGCTTGATAGTCAAACTTAGCTGGATCTTGATATTCAGAGATATCAATCACATTAGCCATCGTCATGTACTGTCGCCCCCAATCGTCACTTGCTTAATCTTCTGCATCTGTGCATCCGTCATCGTTACCGTGCTGTCATTGCGGACATCACTACCGCTACTTTTCTGCAGTTCAGCAATCAATTTGGAGCGGTCTTGTGACTGGTTCTGACGTACTTCCCAGGTTGTTGAGTCAAAGACTTTATTGCCAAACGTAATGGAGTCATTATTACCCGAATGATCGTCTAAGTACCTGGTATAGCTTTGGATCCGCACATTGACATCCAGCCCGTACCGATCTCTTAGCCAGCCAGTGTTGCCGATATCAATGCTGTTTGTGATCTGGCTGTTGTTTTTAAACGTCACCCAACTCATTGAGTACTGCACGTCTGGATAATCATGCAACTGTCCTTTAAGCGCCGCCTTAAGCTGATTCTCGTCAGTAATCGTGTCGCTAGTATATGGATCCTGCCATACTTTGCCGATTTTACTATCAGCAAGCGGGCTAAAATAATCAGCTTGGCAACTATATACTGTAGACGTAGTGGTCGTGGAATCATCGGCACTGCTTGATTGAGCTACAAGTGCAGCCATCTTGTCATTGCGGACACCAAAATTTGGTTGCCAAGCGCTGATTGCCTGTACAACAGTGCCTCGCTCTGGATTGGCAGCCATTTCCAACGTATTGGCATCGAGTGCTAATGCAACGTGATAGGTACTGCCGCGCCCACCCCAGAACAGCATGTCGCCGGTCTGATATGGTGGCCCAACAACCGTCCCTTGATATTCTTCGTAGGTGGTCGGCTGATGCATCGCGATACCAAAGTGATTGTAGACATAAGCCACAAAGCCAGAACAATCCCAGCCACTAGGTGTATTGCCGCCCCAGACATATGGTGTGCCCGCATATTGTTTAGCAAAGTTGATGACTTCTTGCGCGCCACCACCAGAAGATGAACTCCCATCATCAACGGTAGTAGTCTGCTCAATCTGCTTTCCGAAACCATGGATAGCTGTATAGAAACTAGAGTAGTCTTCATTCCAGCTGATGTAGTTAGCGTTGACACGGTCAACAAACGTGAAGGCATCCTGACTACCAATCGTTTTGGCGATATGGACGGTATAGTTATCAAACCAGTATTCACAGGCCCATGCTTGCGCAATTGCCGATAGAACGTCATCCCCATGACCACCACCAATCGTGCCTGTGCCAAAATCATGATCATTGAAATTGCCATCAATCTGATACTTAAAAGGCGTCCCTTGAGTCATTAGGTCGAGACATGCTCTCAATGACTGGACGCCGCTTAAAGTATTCATAATGTAACTGTCATGCAGATCATGGCCGACATGTGTAGCTGACACGGTATATACCCGAAATTCTGAATTTGGTACAGGATTAGAAGTTGTCAGTCGATATTGCTGGCCATCAGGCGTGGTAAACAGCGTTCTTGGGCCAAGCATATCCTCTGCTACCAAGTTCTGGCCAACTGCATTAAATACAAATGACAGAGTTGGATAGCTATTGATCGTCTTAGTAACCGCTACGTTATATGCCAGCAATACTGACTGATCGCCAGTATAACTGGTGATTGGCAGTTTAATCATTAGCATCCCTCCTAGTAGTAGAATCTCGTATCAAACTTGACGTCAAAATTGCTGGCACCATCGATATGAATCTGGTTTTCGCCAATCGCAAAATCCAGATATCCATGATTGCTGTCCTTATATGCCTGCTGAGCATTAACTAGCGGCATAATGCCATTGATGATGACGGTGTCAGCACGGCTCACGCCACGATTAAGCTTAAACGTTTGGTCAGTAGTCTTGTTGGTAATGGTAAAACCGCTAGGAGCATCTCCATTAAAGATGATCCTTGCTGGCCGTTCATCTGCCATTAACGGCACCATACCCAAGTTGTGAAAGACAAAATCATTAGTAGTGAACTCATAGCTGATGTCCTTATCTGGTACGTTTTGACCAAAGCCCCATTTTTCAACATTCCAGTCAAGCGTAGTGGCCACCGACTCAGCATATCCGTCAGCACAGTCAAGGTTGATTGTCACGTCAGATGACCGCCAGAAGTTGCCGTTTTGTGTAGGTGTAACGGCCTCTGCACGGCACTTCCACCGCATATATGGCATGATTGTGTTGATGACGTAAAAGTCCTCGTCAGAGCGCAAAATGCGACGCAGTTCAAACAGCTGCAGATTATAATCATTGATGTCTTCGGCAGTGATTGTCAGAATCAATGGAATTACCAGATACTGCTGATAGCTATCCGTCCGTGTAGATCCATACTTACCAATCTGCTGATATGCATATGAGTAGTTGTTAAGCGGGATGTTAAACTGCTTAACCCGGAAACCTAATGCGTCCAAATCGTAGCTAGTGCCATCAAGGCGCTGAATGATGATTGTTGACATTAGAATCCACCTCCTACTGGCATCGCATTGCCTACTGGAATGGCACCGCCATTGCCACGAACGATAATTTCTTGTGCTTTGATTGCCTTAATCTTTGGATAGGTAGTACGCGCAATCGTGTTGCTGTCTAGCTGTACCGAGATCGTCACATCACCGCTCATGTCGACTCTGCCATTATCACTTGCTGATTGACTTGCATGTCCGCCGTTGCTGGTAGCAAATACCGGCATCATACTGTTAGCAGCTGATTTAGTGTTGTTGATCAGTTGGCTGAGCTTGCCAGCAATGCCATTAGGGTTGATCTTAGCCCGTGCTTGAATAGCCTCAGCAATCAAACCGTCAGCAGTATCGCGACGCGGATTGATTGCTACTTCCGGCTGGCCAGGCACTTCACCAAAGATTGCCGGCTCAAATGCCCATCCACCATTAGCAAAACGTCGTCCACCAACTGGGCCCCAACCACCTAATGTTAGGTCGGAACGCCAACTTGTGTCGTTAAACATTGCGAGCAGTTGGTCAAGCGGGTTCCAAATGTTGGTGTGGCCAGGCATTGCATATTTCATAAACGTTGAATCTATAAATTGCAGAATACCTTTAGAAGGTGTTCCCTTCTGCGCGTTTGAATCCCATAAGTTGATGGCATTTGCTCTACCACCAGATTCATGCTTAATAACATTTAAAATATGTGATACATCGCCACCACTAACTTCAGTATGCATCATCGACGCGGCGGCTTTAACCAAGCTATCACTAACTCCAGCACCGCCAATTTTTTCCATAAACTTATCTGCCATTTTCTTGATGAAATCACCAACCGCATTGGCTGCTAAGTGTATAGAACCATTACCACGATCATAAGTAAAATAGGGATGTTCAAGCGCATTCAGCATTTTATCAATGCCAGTACTCTTTTTTATTGTTTCCCAAATTTCACTAGCTGATTTGCCAACTAAATCAAATGCATCCCCAAGCTTGTCGCCAGCACTATCGATGAAATCTTCAATTTTTGCACCCGTACCTTTAGCATAGCCAGGGATTTTACCACCGTTCATGGCAATCGCTGCTTTAGACTGCTCGTGAGTGAGGATTGACGTACCCGCGTCCAAAAATCTTAGCTCTGGGCCACCAGCACCAAGTAATTCATAACCGCGTGGCGTATGTGCCAGTTCAAAACCTTCTTCACCAACCAGAGCTAATTGGCTGGTTGGTAAAGCGCCTGTACCAGTAGCATAAGCCGCCGGAATCATTGGCACTGTCTGACTAGCTTCAAAGACCTTTAAAACCTTGTTAATGCCCTCACCAAGCTTATTCCAGATCGATGCAGTCTTTTTAGATCCTTCCGCATAATGGGCATTGGTCTGTGACTCTTCGTTGGCCGCTGCGCTTGCGTGACCAGCAGCTTGCGCATTAGCTGCATTGACGACTTCTTCTTTCTGCTTGTTGATTTCATCAGTTACTTTTCTATGCTGATCGCGGGCTTTCTTGGTCGTCTTGCGATACTCATCGTTAGCCGCATCTACATCCCCGTCGCGCTGTTTCTTCGCATTCTCGACAATTTCTTCATACTTCTTCTTAGAAATCGTATGATGCTCTTTGTATTCTTTTTCAGCTGCCTTAACGGTTTCCTTATACTGACTGTTTGCGTTCTTGACGACTTCATTACGCGTTTTCTTGGCTGGTTCAACTGCTGCACGATACTTTTGATCTGCAGACTTCTTAGTAGCCTTAAGATCTTGCATGTCAAGCTTGCCCTTATCCTTGATCAGTTTCTCATAGATTTTCTTCTGAGTATTAGCGCCTTGCTGTACATACTTAGAGATCTTTGAGTTAGCAGCTACCTGGTCTTTATATTCCTGAGCAATGTAGCCTTGCCGTGCTTTACGCAGTTCTTTTTCGCGTTCTTTTTCAACCTGCTTGGAGTTGGCACCATACTTTTGCGCCAACTGAGTCAGCTTGTTGGTACCGTTGCTCTCAATCTGCTGCACTTGATCATAGTAGGCATTGGTGTCTTTTTGCATCTGAGCATATGACGCCTTGCGTGCACTGGCAGCCTTCTGATCAGACTTCTGCAGGTTAGCAATCCGTTTATCGGCATCTGCTTGCGACATCGCGCCATTCTTAACCAGTTTCTGCAGATCTGCCTGTGCTTTGGCTTCCTTGTTCTTGTAATAATTGTCTACTTTCTGGTTAAGCTCGTTATAGTAGGCATCAGTCTTGGCTTTAGCTTTAGCGATGCTCTGCGAGTCAACGTCCATGCGCAGTACCGTCTGAGTGATCTTATTAGCAGTAGGCGTTGTGATTTTAGCGAAATCATTCGTTTCCTTATCAACTTTGAGTTTGGTGTGGACTTCAATTGGATGCGCCTTTAAATGACTGTAAGCACCATTATTGATAGCTTCACCTAATCGACGGCCTACATTCTGACCTAACTCACCACCGAGCATACTGCCAACCGCAGTCCCAATTCCTGGTGCAATTGCTGATCCGATAGCAGCGCCAAGCCCTGCACCGGCGACCGAACCAAGTGAGCCACCTACTTTTTGACTAGTTGAATCAGTAGACAATAGTTCTGACCCAACCCCAGCAACTGCACCAACTACGGGCATGCCACGCGTTAAGAACTTCGATGCTCCTGTGGCTAAGAACCTTCCGCCTGCCATGATACTACCAGTGTTGGCTGCTGCACTTTCAGCAGTTAACATCCCAGTTTCTGCATCCGTAGCAGTGCTACCACCAGCGCCAACCATGCTTGTCGCTGATTCAACAATCTTAAACGACATAAGCGCATCACGAGCTTTGGCAATCCACATTACAAAGTCCATGATCTTTTTGACAGCAAACATTGCAATCAAAGCTTTGGTGAAATTCTCAACGTCAGTCTTATGTTTGACTAGTTCTTTGGTTACATCGTCCAATACCTGTAATGGATCAACCGCTGCGTCCCCATTATCTTTGACTAAGCCTAACGCAATGCCAATCGTCTTAATGGTATCGATAAAGGTCTGCCAAACAGTTTGCCCAACAATCCCTAGCAACTGGCCCAGATTGCCAATCAAGTCAACCAGCGTCTTGCGATGAGTCCCAATATAGTCAAGTAAGCTCATGACACCAGACAATAATGCATTCATCGCTTGGCCTAGCAATTCTGAATAGCGAGCAATCATCTTATCAGACAGTAAATCTCGCAAGTCTTCTGACATCTTTTTGTTGGCTTGGAATGACGTGTTCATAACGTCACCCCAAAGCACTTGCCACCGAGACTTAATGTACATTGACATCCCGGTAAACGACGTCATCGCTTCTTCCGTTGACCCTTTGTATTTATTACTAAGATAATCCAAAGCTTCAGTAAACTGAGTAGCAGTAAGCTTGCCGGCTGCAGACATAGCGTAAAGTTGTTTCATCGACTTGCCGGTAGCTTTTTCCAGTGCTTCGCCGAACATTGGGAACCGGTTGATCATAACCGACATGTCTTCCGCACTGGCTTTACCACCGGCAACAATTTTGGCAAACTGCTCGCCAGCTTCTGCCAGTTGATCATTGGACATATGCAGAGTAGAACCTAGACGCACGAATGCATTTGTCCAATCTTTAGTCTCTTTGACGCTTGAATGGACGTGATAAAATGACTGGGCCATTTTATCGATGGTTTCGGACGCATAGATCGAGTGCTGAGCCACGTCATTGATGTAATTGACCAACACCTTACCGTCTTGTGGAGCCTCAGTTGTCAAGGCAGTCCAAACAGTCTTCATTCGGTCTTGCTGGATGTTATATTCCATACCAGCCTTAGCTGATTCAACCAAACCGTTTTTAATAGCAGCTAATCCTGCAGTAATCATATTCCCAGCAAATACGCCAACTGCTGTATCTTTTAGATGCAAAAATGATCTGTTTGTTTCCTCAGCTTGCTGTTTTAGTGCCTTCATCGGAAGCGTAGCCTGATCATTAAGCCTTACATCAGTGACGACCTTTGCCGGTAGCTTTCGCAAAAGCTCTTGATAGTTAATGACCTCGCCTTTTTCAGCCTTGGCATTAAGTTCTGTTAACTGTTCTTTAGGGATTTTCTTCAGCAATTTGTCAAAGTTGTCAATCCCTTGTTCTTTTGCGTCAGCAGCTAACTTAGTACGGACCTCTTTAGGGATGTCCTGGTAGCGTTGAATCAACTTAGTGACTTGATTCTCTGATTTTTCAACATTTTCTTTAATGTTTTCTTCAGCCTTATCACCAGCGTCTGCCCCAACATTCTTAAGCAGATCATCAATCTTTTTTGCGCTTTCTGACGCTTGATCATTAACAATCACATCAATATCAATTTTGCCGTCAGCCATTTAATCCCTCCCTTCTAGTCCGCATTAGCTTTTAGCATTGCAAAGACGCTATCCATCTGCGCTTGTCGAGATGCCTCAGTCTTGTTTTCGTCTAACTCATAGTAGCTTTGTGCTTGCAAGACGTCAGTTAGTTCCTGTCCTTCAAGCTTAGATGTGTCTTTCATACGAATCTGCACAATGCGTTGAAAGTATGTCTTGGGGCCAAGCCCGGCAAAGAGGGCCTTAAACTTGTCCCAATGCAATTTACCTTCTTGATCTACCAAATCTATGCCGTATTGCTCATAAAAGCTTGCATAGATCGCACTAGCGTCTTGTGTGAATGAATAATACTTAATTGGGCTGCCAGGCGCCGCATCCCCATCATTGCCGTACGGCTCTCGCGAGATGTAGTTGCTTATGTCTTTGAATGCTGCCAAAGCAAAATCAGCATCTTTGGGATAAGAGCCAAAAAACATTTCAAAGGCAGTCTCGACAACTTCTTCATTGGTGAAGTCTCTGTCTTCAAGTAGCCGATAAAATCTCAGCACATTGTCAAAAGCTAAATCAATAGAATATGTTTCACCGTTATATGCGTACTCATTTCGCAACGGTTCATATAACGACAGCATGATTGATTAGCCTCGCTTTTTCGTATAACGTGCTCGCTTTACTTGGCGCTTACGATCCGCATTAGATTTAGCAATACCATCTTCTTGGTCTTGGAGCTTAACCAGCTCTCGCACAACCGCCGATAGTTTGGTAAAGCTATTGCCATAGTAATCATATAGGCGCTTGCCCTCACCTTTGCCAAATAGCTTATCCAGACCTTCTATCAAGCTATCACGCTGAGCGCAAATTGCTTGATGTAGTGAGTTTTGACGTTCCCCAACTGTATAGTCATTAATGAATTCATCGCTTTTATCGTCAAAAGCATGTGCCGTACTAAACAACTTGATAGTCATGTCATCGAGCAGCTTTCGCGTCTCATCATTAAACGTTAATCCGCGCTCTTTGCCACCAAGTTTAATAGTCTTAACTTCAGCTTTAGGGATCTTCTTATCCAGATCAAAATTAATTGCTGTCATATTATCCTCCTAACGTCTCACGTTGCTCGTCTCTGTTTGCTTGACTAATGGGTTGTTGGAGTAGTAGTCGTAGACGTGCCCTTCTGCGGTTTGCCGTTAAAGACAGCGACAAAGCTAAACGTCTGCTTGGCACCAGGTTGACCACCAGTTGCAACGATGTTAGTCAGAGTTACGACACCATAGAGTTGAGTACCATCAGAGTACGTAAAACGCAGCAGAGTCTTCAGGTCATCACCCAGTGCGTACTGTTTGCCAGCAACATAGTCTTGTGCTGGGTCGCCATATGCACGGTGCCCGGCAATCGTTAGTTGAATCCGCTTAGAAGTAACATCAGACTGGCCAAATCCTTCGCCATCGTAGTATTCGTCGTTGGCCGTCGTATCATTTTCGGCAAAGGTAATGTTGTTAATGCCCTTTGCCAACTGTGCCCAAGTAGTTAATGGATCGCTGACTTTGGACACGTCTTTAATGTCATTGGTGCAGATCTCCAATTTGTTAGTGTGATTAAGTTTGTAGCCACCGATAGATGCAGGTGCAGTATCTGCCATAATCAATCATCCTTTCTTACTTACTAAAAGTATCTACTGTGATTTTAAAATCCATTGCATAAGTAACAGCGCCAGTCGTATCTGCCATGATGGGATGCGGCATTGAGGCTATCGTTAGCTCGTTGTAGACAAAGCTGTTATCGGCACTGGCAACACTAAAATTGGTATCACCTAGCTTGTCGGCAATTGCCCACAAAGTCGTGTTGATCATGCCCTCATCCTCCCCACGCATGACGCACTCCATGAGATACTGTTCGGTCTTGTTGCCGTCGTAGTCCATGTCTATCACGGTTGAGCCTGGTAGCATCTGCAACCGCAGCTCGGGGTCATGCTTGCCGTCCAGGTAGCCTAACAGACACTTAACCGGCAGACCGTATGAGTTAATCGTGTCTTTGATGCGTTCTTTAAGATCCATGAGTATCATCTCCTAGCAGAGTGTGAGCAACGATGCGCTCCCACGAATCCATGTAGAGCGACTTGGCTTTCAGATCCCAGCGTTTGGTAGCTTGGGGATGCTCAGAGCGCGTGTAGTTCACGATTGGATGCTGCCGACCATTGCGATCCGTTATCATCCCGTAGAACTGAGCTCTGGCATAAGGCGTCGTGTAGGTGATGTGCTTCCCATCATCAGAGATGGCAGCGGTATTAGCCAGGTGGACGTGATTCTTAACCGAATACGGTACAAACTGATCCATGTCTGCCATTGCTTGATTAGCAAGCACGTACTGGCCTTTAGCGATTGCCTGCTTGCTGAGCAACTCTCCAGGCAGGTTGCCTTCAACTTTGATACGTACGCCCATCACAGCACCTCCAGTTCATACGAGTAAACACCGTTGCCATATGGATCACGGTTGTCAACGAAATTAGCGATCGTATAATCGTGACCTTCAAACGTCAGATGCCAGCCAACGCAGTCTGGCGTCAGCTTAGGCATCGGCGTTGAGATGTCGGCAAACAAAAAGACGATCGCATTTGCTGTGATCGTCCTGTCGTTGTTTGATCCACTATAAATCGTCTGTGGTTGCACTATAACGTGGCTGATCGCCATGTTGACCGTTTTAGGCTTGCCGTAGTCATCTTCCTCGCCAGTTGTCATATGGAGCGTGACGGACTGGTTACATAGCTTTAACGGGATTTTAGGCAGCATAAGCATCACCATTCCCCTCTAAACAGTAAGCCGTGCTTAGCCAACAGCTCATAGCTCTCTCGACATAAGCCGTTTGGCATCACACTATCACTAGCGTTAGTGTCGCTCGGTGTCAGTGATAAGCGACCGATTGAGACGGCTTTATAGTTGCCCTGTTGGATCTCGTAAGACTTGCTTGCTTGTGCGAAAGCGTAGTACTCAATCTGCTCTTTAACAGCCTGTTTAAAGTCGGCGACGCGAAACTTGTTCTGGTCAGCGGATAAATCGTGGTATCGGTAAAAATCGCGCGTCACGTTGTTGATAACCGTTTCGGCCTGAGATTCCAGTCGCTTAAACTCAGCCTCGTTGCTTACCGCCCCGTCGTATTCCTCAAAGCTCAGATAAGCCATCTCAGATCATCTCCTGCTTACTTTCCAGTGCCAGTAGTAGCAGGTTCGGCTGCGACGTAGATAGCCTGCTTGGCATTGTCGAATACCAGGATGTCGTAGTATGACAGACCCTTGATCGTAGTCCGGTAGCCGGAGCGGTCAGTAGATGCATCAAGCACGTCGATCGTGTCGTACTTAACGATTGGCGCAACAGCCATCAACGGTACCAGCATAAAGTTGACACTGTCCGTAATCGTCAAGCCTTGGATCCGGTCCTTAGCACAGGTCAAGATAGGCACACCGCCATCAAGTTGACCTACACGGCGGTCAATGCCGTTGATTTGTTGCGTGTTGACCGTAAACGTCTTAGACACACCTTCTGCATTTTTCAGCAGCTTGTAAAACTTGGATGATGCAAACATGACGTAACCGCCAGGCACTTGGTTGTCAATCATGTACTGTTCGGCGTCATCATAGGCGTCCAGAGCGTTCTTAGCGGTGATGGCGTCGGATACCAGTTTGCCACCGTTCTTAGCCGTGTCGTATAGCTTTTGAGCTGCGAACTTGTCACGGTGTGGGACTGTAACAAGTCGTTGGTGTTCCGTGACAACGTTTTGTACTTGCAAGGCACCGTTTTCGCCTTCATCCAGTTGATCAAGGTCATAGCCAATCCAGTCTTCTTGCGTCAGTTCAAAGCTTTCCTTTTCAACATTGATGTTGTGACGAGCGTTTTCACCATTGCGGTTGTACTTTTCAGCATCGACAAAGCCGCTCATTTTGTTTACTCGCACGGTGTGTACGCCAGTAAAGTCGGCAGCCGTAATCGATTTGGCGCCACCGGTCAGTGGTTGCCAGATTTGAGAATCGGCAGCAAACTGCCGGTCAATGGTCGTAAGGTCTCGTTGGTCTAATACAACAGTCATTTTTGTTCCTTCTTTCTTTAATTGCCGTTAGCCAGGCGGGCGGCGATGCGGTCAGTCATGGACTCTTTATCACTGCCACCGTTGTCCTTAAAGCTAGGGTTGATGGTGACGTGTGACTTGGGTTCTGCCGTGTCAAACAGGTAGCCGTCCGATTCCTTGACTGCGCTGATCTGATCATCCAAGCCCGACAAACTTCCGTCTTTAGTAACTTCAACTTTATCCGTGTCAATCAGTGAAAGCACGGCCTTAACGTTTCTAGCCTTAGCATCACGCAACGCTCCCTCAATCTTGAAAGACTTTGCTTGTGCTGCCATGTCGGCTTTGTACTTGTCCGCGTTGGCTTTGTTGGCATCTTGAAGGTCTTTGATCTGCTGTTTGAGATCGTCGTTATCTTGCCCAGCAGACTTTTTCAAGGTTTCCAGTTGGTCGTCGCGGTCGCCAATCTGCGATTTTAAGCTGTCGCGCTCACTGGTGAGACTAGCGACTTGCTCTTTATAGTCGTTGATGCTCTTACCGTAGCTTGCCATGACGCTCGAAATCTGATCGTCGTTAAGGCCCAGTTCCTTTAAATCTTCACGTTTCATCGCGATCTCTCCTTATCGTTAGTTGTTGACGCGGTCACGAACCGCGAGAATTGATTGCATACAAAAGGGACAGTTTTACGACGTGTCCGGGTCGAACATTAGTTGATTCTTTCTCGGTCATAATCGCGCGTCAGAATCGGTGTCTTATGGCCGGCATTAGTGTCTTTGATAAAATCACGCATCTTGGACTGACGCGCTCTGACCAGTGTTTTAGTGCGATTGATCATCTCTTCATCGCCGAGCTCTTCGGCTGCCTTCAATCGCTTTTTGGCATCCCTGATAGCTCGCTCTCTTGCACGCTGAGCCTGCACCAGTTTGCCGTTTTTGATTGCCTCATCGGGATCGTACTGTGGCTGATTGTTAGTGCTCAAGCCGGGAACATACGGATACAACACGTGCCGACAGTTGATGCCCAGTGTTCCCGACGGCTCACCGTAGCCGTGATTATAGATGCTGTCGTACTTCGGGTCATAATTTGGATCACCAGACGGTACCAGGTTGACCACGTGGCCTTGTATCGGTGCACAAGCCGGCCGACTATTGGGATGACTGCTCATTAATGCCAGGTGCATGTCAAAGTCTTTCATCCGCTGCAAACGCAAATCGTTATAAGTACGATTGACCGTTGTCGTAGTCACCATGCGGGTATAGCCTTCGATGCTCCAGTTGTGCCCGGCTTTGTCAACCAAGCGTGTTGGCAGCCCTTGATCGACTACTTTATACAGTGCGTGCTTAACGGCGTCTTCGTGGCTTGTTGCACCAGATACGGTTGCTATCGTGGACTCAGTTAAAATTTGCCGATAAGCTCTAGTGACGGCCGAATGCTGATAGTTACGCGTCACCAGTGATTCGTTGACGTTGTTCTGCAAATCAGTCCAAGTCTGGTCCGCCAGTGCATCCAGCTTGTTGGTTACATCAGCAGACAGCGGTTGGCTTTGCTTGGTAGCTCGCTCCAGCTGGCCATCAATCTCATTGATAATCTGCATGCCGTGAAACTTAATCAGATCCTTAACAGCATCTTCGCTTAATCCATCGACCTTTGCCATGAGCTTAACTGCATCTTGATTTAGTCTGCCAATCTTCTGCAGCTGCTGCGCCTGCCACATGACCACGTCTGCTTGATCCACGTGCTTGTAGTCGCCGTCTTTTAAAGCATTGATGATCAGCTTAAAGATGCTGTCTTCCAAGCCAGAGTAAAGGCCGGCGATGTAGTCAGCCGCTCTTTCAAAACGCTGCTGTGCTCTCATGGCTAATCAGCTCCATCATCTGGTTGATTGCCCTCAAACGAGTTAAAAGACATCTCGGGCTGTTCATCGGCCACCTCACTCAGCCACTTGTCGGCGTCGGTTTCTGACAGCCCAAAGTTACGCATCAGGTACTCTTTTTTAGGCATGATGCCCGCAGCTACCAACTGCATCTCATCAGCTCGTTGCTTGTCCTTGTCAATGAACACGCCGTCGTCGAAATGCACGCTTAGCTCCAGATCAGCGTTGGCATCAAACCCAGACAGGCGGGGCTGACCGTCACTGAAAAACTCTGGCGTGCTTGCAATCTCGAGGATAGCCGTTACCAACTGATTGAGAAACAGTTCGACCTGTGTCAGATAGCTTGAACGGGTCTGATAGGTGGTTGAGTTTTCGCTGACCACTTCGGTTGCCGTCTTAACACTTTGCCCGTCAAATGAGAACGTGCCCGTTGACATGCCGATCTGAGACTCAAACTCACGCAAAAAGTAGTCAATCGATGTTTTAAACTGATCAGCTCGGATGTCACTGGTCAAGTCTTGGATCTTCATGTTGTCGGCGTCACCATACATGGCATCATAAACGTCCACATCCGGATCAAACATCACGGGATGCACTTGATCATCGCTGTTACTGCCAAAGCCAGTCGTTGCCGGTCGTAGCATCTCAGCAGGCACCGCAATCCGGCGCTTGCCCATCTTAACCTCGTGAACAAACGCATCATGAGTACGGTTGATGGCATCGATGATGTTTTTAGAGTTGTCCACAATGCCAACGCCAAGCGGGCTATCCAAGTCTTTGTTGTTGGTTCCTGGCACACGGAAATACGCAAACAACGGTTTCTTGATCGCCCCACCGTTAAACTCGATCTGTTCTTGCAGATTAGGATAGATCGTGCCAAGTGGTACCTGATTGCCGACCACGTCACGGGATGTCGATCGATACAGCTCGTTGGTGATCACGTACGTGTCAGAATCCTTCCACTGGTGGAACTCTAGTAGCGTGTAGTAGATAGACTGTTTGTTTTCCACACGCGTTGTCCGGCTGGCAAAAACACACTCGCTGATGTTGTCTGTGTTGTTGCGCAGTGGATAGAACTGGTCGGCATTGGCCCAAGCGATGCGGATATTGTTTTGATCGTCAACGTATGGTCGTGCTGCTAAACCACCCAGTGCGATGCCGGTTTCAAGGTGTTGTTCAAATTGCATGTTGAAGTGGTTGCTGCTGATAATGTCGTTGACAAAGCCATCTAAAGTGCTGTCTTTAAGCGATATCTCGCACTGCTCGTCAAAGATGATCGATGCCATGCGCTTTGCCGCTAGTTTGGTAACGTTGAGCGAACACAACGGCCGATGCCGTTTTTGCCCGTAACTGTTGCGGTAGTAGTACGGTGGCAGATCGTCCTTGTAGTACTGCTTAGCCGTCTGGATTCGCACGTACTCACTCGGGTCAATTGCTACTCGATCATCATCGGTAATCCGGTTTAAGCCTTTAGTCATGCCTAGCTTGGCACCTCCTCTCATAAAAAAATTGCGTAGTGTCGTTAGGATGCTCATATGCTCACCTCCTACCACTTGAGCCCCAGCTCACGCTCGTTGTCGTGGACAAAGTACTGTAGATTGTCACAACAGTGGTCGTCAACCTTGATAACCTTAGGATCGTCGCTTTCCAGCGTGTTCTCGTCCCACTGATACTTGCGACACTGCTCAACCCAGATTTGGTTGTCGTCATTGTCCAGATAAAAAAGGCGACCTTGAGCGGCCAAGTCCTGCACCCGGTCGATCATGTCCACCTTTTTAAGTTTGTTAACTTTGTGCCAACGGATGCCAAAGTCGTTGTAAAACTGGTTGTCCAGAGCGCCTTCAGCAGAGTCGATAGTGAGCCGTTGAGGCTGTTTGCCGATCTGATCGGTAACTTTATCGATGAATCGTTTAAGATCACGTGACAGCTCGCTAGGCGGTTTCTTGTGACTCTTACCTTGTGGCGAGTAGTAATAGGTATCTAGTGCAATCACGTTGCGCTTGCGTGTCAGTGCATAGGCTGTGCAGGTGGTCGCTGATACCTCGTGACCAGTATCGGCGCTGTAGTACACGGCAACTATCTCGTCATCGTCCGGCAACTCTTTGATCGCGTGAAAGTTCGCCATGTTAAAGATGTTGGTGCCCAGTCCGATAACCTCGCCCAGATACAGCCAACGATAGTAGTCATAGTCGTTATCCTTGTACTGATTGATCAGATCAAGCTGCTGCTTAGTCGTAAAACCCCACTTGTCGTCCAGGTAGGTTGACGTGTCAACGTAGCAGTCGGGGTTATGCTCCTGCTTGCTGATCCATTCGTTGATCCAGTCATACGGGTTTTTCGGCGGGTTATACGAGTAGTAGACCGTCACATGATCCACGTAGTCTGGTTTCTGGCGAATGAACGTTGGATTGGCTTGGTCAAATACGTCTGGGCCTTTAAAATTTGCCGCTTCCTCAAACCAGACGGCAATCACGTTGTCTACGATGTTGGACTTGAGTTTCATTGGATCGTCGGCGCCGTAAAAGTAAAACGTGCTCCCCGTCCGCTTGTGTGTGATACGCAACGGGGATTTGTAAAACTGGTACTCGTCGTCCATATGCAGCATGGTCAGTGCCCATCTAATCTGGCTGTACACCGAATCATGCAGATAGCTGGCGTTTTCTCGTACACAAACCACGTTCACCTTGCGCCCTAGCATCGTCCAATGCTTAACCTTAGTAACCAGTCTCAAGCTAATGACCGACGATTTAAACGATCCACGACCACCTTTGCAGATCACGTATGGTTTGTCAGTATTCCACATTGGATAGAAGTGCGGATTGATCATGTGGCTAAGCTTTATCGTTGCCATCATCAATCCCTCCAATATCATCAATCAGTACTGTCTTATCACCTGTGTCATTCTTGCCTGTCAGCTCATCCCGTTTCCAGATAGCCGTATCAGCCTCTGCCTGCAGTTTCTTAAGCTGCGCGGCAACCATCGGATCATCAAGCGGATAGCGTTTCATGATCTCACGTGCAGCCGCTGTGCGGTCTTTAATCAACGGCGGTCGTTTGATTGTGCCACCATCTACGCTATCGGGTATCTCTTCTGTTTCTTCGCCACGCAGCACTCGTGTTAGATACTGGAGCACTTCCTTTGCGTCCGCAATCTTATGCGACTCGATTTCGGCCATTCTGGCATCAATGTAGTCCTTGACCTTAGCATTTCTTAGTAATCTATTAGCATTTACAGCCGCCGCATTATCCGATCGAACGCTGTAACCCGCTTTAATGTAGGCTTGTGTGGCATTGCCACTCTTGATATACTCATCAGCAAATAAGCGCTGTTTCTGCGTCAATTTCATGGCATCTGCCACACCACCTTTCAAAATTTAATTTTGCAATAGCCGACCTGCTAAGAAGCTTATCTATTGGGATGTCTGGCTTTTAAGACAGGCGGCTTGATCGTGTATTCAGCCGGTTTGTCTTTAACTCGATTGGGATGTTGATTGCGATAAATCTTATCAGCAAGCACTAGCAGTTTATGTTCTTCGTGCGAGCATACGCCCCAGTCTTTGTAATACCGCATCAAGCCACCTCCTAGCCAAAATAAAAAGCCCAGCCAAAGCTGAGCTAGTGCAAGCATATTATTTTGAAATGACGCGCTTGCGTACCACTGACCACTAGTGGAATGACGGCTCACGGAGTCGAACCGTGACATCCCCACCGGAAGTACAGGGATGACCATGCCGTCTGCCTTTCTGAGCCTAAATCGAAAGACAAGAGAGTGAATTGCGCTACTCTCAACGGAAGCAGCAGGATTCGAACCTGCGAAAGTCTATAAAAGGACTTTACCAATTTAGCAAACTGGCGCTTTAAGCCACTCAGCCATGCTTCCACGCTGTCGAGGACTAACCTCGATACGTTGTCCTGGCAGGTATATTGTCGTTGATAGAAATTAAAGCCAGGAAAAGGATAGGTAAGGGACTCGCACCCTTTTTGCGCTGCGACATGATGTTGAAACGCAGTGCCCACCTGGGACCTTCCAGCCGGTGTTGGTAGAAGAACACCGTCAATGCGCTGCTGTGTGTCAGCGCAATACCGCATGACGGAGTTGAACCGTCTAGCCGTGTGAGCAGCTAACCGTTTGCGGTACCAATTTATGGAGTGATACTTGGGATCCAAAATACAAATTTAAGGTTTCCCGTTGATACGGGAAAGCATCGCGTGGGAGTCGAACCCACTAAACAGCCGCATTTCAAACGTAATTTCAAGCTTAACCAATCCAATCAGAAAGAAGGTACTGTACTCATGTAGATCATGAACATTGATTTTATTTAAGGTATTGGCCGTTTTGCCCGGTCGATGCATAACCAGACGCCGTAGCGCCTGTAACCATTGATGAAGAAAACAGTTTGCAGCATCCGAATAGCCCCTGTGATATTTCTATCACGATACCAGTTTAATCCACTTCTGCTATTGTCGTCGTCTTGTCAAAGTCCGATTTTTTGAACCAGTTTGACTTGATCATCTTCATCAAATCCATATCGACGCTCAAAGCCCTCGAATCGCTCAGCAAACTCACACATGCATCCCCGCTTGATGTACTGATACTGTGATGATGAATAGCAGAGTTTGTCGGCCATCTGCCAGTCTTTTAGGCCTTCGATATAGACGGCTGAGATGATTTGATAAGTCAAAGGCTCACAGTTTTCCAGCGTATCCCTGATGCAGTCGCACATGCGTTGTGCCTGCATCCCACTAATAAGTCTGTCCTCAGCGTGATTGCCACCAGATGACCCACTACCACCTGCTAGGCTGAGTGTCGGTGATTTGAGCTGATTGCGATGCAGACCAGCTTGATATAGATACCGATTAATCCCATGCGTCCAGAATCGTCGCACATTCGCAGCGGTCTCCTTGCTGTCGATTTCCAAGCCTAAATCCATTTGCACCACGACACCACTCTCCTCTGCTATAATTGATGGTGTTGATTCATTAGAGGGTCGTGCCATCATGGTGCGGCTCTTTTTTACTGCCATGCTGATTGCCTAAAGAAAGAACAGGCTCAGCATGAAGCAGATGAACCTGACTGCGGTGTTGTGGACCGTCATAATCATGGCAATCGTAATTGATGCGATAGCTGCGTACTCAAATCCAATTACCAATGTTCCCAGTACTAGTTTCTTGCTCATACCTAGCCTCCCAAAATATGCGTCAGCATCACGACTACGAATACCCAGAACAGCACACAGCCAACTACTGCGGTGCCTAAGCCATTAAACTTCCCCATGCGCTTTCTCCTCGTCTTCCTTATCAAATACCCAATAGCGATGATGATAATGCTTTTTGGTACTGATCATCATTGATGCTGTCCCAGTAGGCCAGTCGAAATAATGATCGCAGTCTGTTCGCGAATCAAACTCGTAGCGCTTGTATGTCTGCATATCAATACAGATCGTTGCTTTTGGATCGTTTGCTTTCTTTTTGGCACGTTCTCTAAGCTTTTCATGCAGCATGTTGACTTCTTGACTCAGATACACGTGACGGTGATAGGTACTGTCGCTAATGCCTACTCGTGCTTTAACCCAGTTGACGTCTCTGCCCTTTCTGAGTGCTTCTCTCTGCTTCCTGGCGATTATGCCGTCTAGCGCAAACCAGCGCGGCGATCGAGTATCCTGCTCACAGATGGCGTCATCGCCTCGATACAGCTTTATCTGTGCGCAGAACTCGTCATAGCGTGCCTGGTCTTCAGGCTTAACCGTGCCACCAAGCAGATCCTTTGTGCGGTACTCAAACGCATAGTTGTCCTTGTACCATTTCCAGTTGTCGTCTAATGTGCGATATGGCGAGTCGATCATAATGTCACCTCCTCATTGGCGTGATCTTAACGAAGACATGCGGGTCGTCGCTGTATCGCTTCCTGGCAACGATATCGGTGATGATGTTGTCATCAGCCCATAGCACGCCTGTGAGCGCGTCTAGCGTTGACTTGATAAAATTATCAGTATCCGGCTTAACCGTTGGGAGAACTTCATTTTTTAGCCTACGCTCGTACTCTGCGTTGCTGACTGACTTCTGAATGCGTCGATAGAAGGTCAGCTCAACTTGGATAGCGTCCTTAAAAGGACTTCCGTGATACTCGCGGCTTGCCAGATCATGCAGCTGTGCCTTGTATACCTTGACTTTGGTGGGATCGTATAGGCGAATACTCTTGCCACGATGCACCGCTCTTGGTCGTTGCTGCTCAACCGGCTCAATAGCGAATCGAAACCACATGCTAATCCCATTCTCATGCATCAATCATCAATCTCCTTCTTGCACTTGTCACCGTTAGTCCTCCATTCGCTCCGTTTCCCAACTATAACTAACCATAGTGGTTACAGTAAATTCTTTATCGCATTCCTCGCATTCGTAAGTATGATCGCCATCCTCAAATAAATAATCATCTTCAAAATCTGGTTCAAATGCAAAACCACAATAAGGACAAATAATATAATCACTGCTAAAAGTATCTGGTTCGCCTTCTTTGATAGATTGACGAACGTCTTCTAGTTTCTTTTTCTTGAAACATTCTTCGCATAAGCCTCCGTTCATCCAGGCAAGAGAATATTCTTTGCCACAACGCTCACAATGAGTATCTTCGTAGCTTAACGCCATCATTCACTCCTCCTAATCAATATCACTAACCACTTTTTGTAAAATTGTTCAGTCAGCATCGCTGTTCTCCTTTAAATCTTGTAGATAGGAATATCAGGGATGTCCCGATGCTTAGCAGCTTGTTTTTTCTGCTGATGCTGTTGCCAGTCCTGCATCGTGTAGATACCTTGACTCAGCCAATCACTCACGACTGACTTTAAGTAGCCGTATGGCGTTCCAGGATCTGCATACTTAGTGATGTCGATAGCCTTCTGCAGCAGATCAATGCTCATCCCCTGATCAGATGCATCTAGCAGCAGCTTGCTGATTTGATCAGTCATGGCACCTAAGCTGTCTGGCCATGCAACAAGAGGAAGTTTTTCTGTTTGTCGAGAGGAGCTTAATTCCTCTCTCTCTTTATTAATACTTGTAGTATTAACCCTTGTAATATTCCCTTTGACTTTTTTATCAATAGGGTATTGATCTTTTTGCGCATAGGGTATTGATTTTTTTGTCAATAGGGGTGTTGCAACAGGGTAGATTTTTCGTTGTACAATCCGCTTGCCATCGCGGGTTTGTTCAACTTGCACGTAGCCACACTTTTCTAGGTGACTGACCCAGCGGCTAACCGTTGACTTGTCAGCACGATATAGCTTTGAAAAGTACGAGTTGGTAGCTGTGCAGTACCCATATTTGTTGCTTAGTGCAGTTATTTCACTGTATAGCAACTTCTCATTCGGCTTAAGCCGTTCATCATAGCGCACATCAGCTGTGATGATGGAGTAGTAGGAAGGCTTCTCATCTTCCATTACTCTCACTCCCTTCTATGAGATCTCAATGCTGCTAACTTCTGTAAATCCTGCCAGCTGTTTGCCCTGCCGACAGTATTCGCACTTACCGCACGCCTTAGGTGGCTCCTCACCCATCAACACACGCCAGAAATGATCTTGTTCATTGCTGATCTTCTCCAGAGCTGACTGCATTAAAAACTGCCCATCGCCGTCAAAACTGATCGCGATTTTGTCTGGAATTGGCTGTTTGGACACACCAAAGATATACGGCTGGCAATCAACATCAAACGTCTGTCTGATCAGCTCTTGATAGATTGCTGCCTGCATATGGTAGCCACGATCCTCGACGAAATTGACCTTTTGACGCAGTTCCGGGTTCCAGTGCCCCTTGTGGAAATCATCAACCGTCTTCAAATCACAGAAGTAGCCACGATCTAGGCAGAGACTATCGATTTTGCCCTTCCATTGGTGGCCAAAGAGTTCGCCGGTGACGATGACTTCCTTTTCGCCTGGCATATAGACGTAGTTGAAAAAGTCGTCCTCACTGAGCGCCTTGATCATGTCATCGGCAACCTTGTAGCTGCTCTTTAACCGCCCCTTTGTTTTGCCACGAGTTGAGATCATCTCGCTCTTGTTAGCCTCAACAAACTCTTGATGAGCCTCAGGGCTTTCAAAGTACGAATGGACATAGTTGCCGACCAGCAACGGTTCCGGATTGCTTGTTGGCTCCCAGTCGCCTTTCAGTTTGGCTAAGGTAGCCGCCTCGCACTTTTCAAAATCCTTGAACACTGAAAAAGACATGTACTGGAAGTCCGTATCATGACTGTAGTAGTTACTTTTCGTCAACTTCATCGATGTAGTCGAAGATGTCGGTTTGGCCGTCTGCCTCTTGGTTGTCATCGTGTTCTGCCTCCTCTTTTGCTGGTTCTTGTTCTGACTCTTTTGCCGGTTTTTCTTGCTCTTGTTCTTGCTGTTCTTGGGGTTTCTCAGCCGTTTCTTTTTCCTCTTCGTGGTTTTGTTCTTGCTCTTGCTTAAAGCCTTCCACGAGCTTATCTGCGGTTGATTTTGGTGTTTCTGGTGTTACGTCTTTGCGTTCAGAATCGTCCTCGTACTCGTTTGCCGTAACGCTGTTGATTGAGCCGGTCAGCAGGTCGCTATCGTCGCTCGTATTGATGACCATCTTGGCAGCCCGATTGATAACCGTCCGCTTAGCCATCTCCTCAGGGAACTTATTCTGAACGTTGTGCTGACGTGACTGTGACCAACTGGCTTGGATCTGTTTCTGCGTCATAACCGTGTAGTTAACACGACCGTCAGTCATCTGGATGAACGCAAAAACCGCTTTGATCGGCTTGTCCAGGTTCTCGAACTTAGGCACGAACTTGGTGACCTTGATTCGGCCAAGCTCGTCAGCACCAATCACGAACTCGTCGCCCTGATGAACTACTTGAGCATCAATATCCTTAACCCCTTTCAGCCGTTTGAGTGCCGTGATAGTACCAAAGTAAGACCGTTGCATCTGCAGCTGATTGCCATAGACGATGAAATAGCACTGATTCTTAGCCGGGCTAAGCCCTTGCTCGACCATATCCAGCAAAGAGTTAGCGATTGAGGCGGGAACACACTGCAAAGCCGGCCGACCGTAACGTCCTTTGACGTTTTGGAGCGTAAAGAAAGCCGATTTTAAAGCGTTCTGCCATTTGTAGTTTGCCGGCAATGCCAGCCCTTCGTCCGTCAACTGATCGATTTTTTTCGATACTGTGTCTGTAATGTCCTTCTGCAGGATCGCCATTTGATTAGCCATTGTTGTCTTCCTTTCGTTCGCGTACTTTATTTCGAACCGTAATAAGCGGTTGCTGTGCAAGTTCTAAATCTGCAATGCTCATTGACAGAGCTTCGATAATCTTGTTTTCGTCAATATCCTCGCCGCCACTGATATACAGTAGTGAGTTAAAAGTTGCTCCGACTTTCCTTAACGATTCGTCAATTAAGGCATTTTCATTTGGTGATAAAATCATATGTTATAATTCCTTTTGTAAAATATTTTTACTTCGGCGTAACTAGTGGCGGCTAGTTGCGCTTTTTTGTTGTCCTAAAACTTCTGCCATCGTGTCAGCCCCAAAGAGCTTGATTGCCAACTTTGACTTGATGAACGGCTTCCACAGTGCTTCAGTGAGCACTAGAACCGTTAATCCAAAAGCCGTTGTCGTGAACCCGTCTGCCCAACACCATGCTGCTAGGTAGGCCAATACGGCCCAATTGATGTGGCTAATAACGTTCTTGTTCATAGCGCTTCAGCTCCTTCCCAAGCTTTTCAATTTTTGCGTTCAAGATGCTGTGATCCACCAGTAGCAGAGCTACCAGCAAAATCCCAAAAACAGGCCCAAATAAGTCCATGTTGTTCCTCCTAATACTTCTGATATGTGACTAAGCGAGGGTCTTGCTTCTTATCGTGCTTCTTCTTTGCCAACCAGGTCATAAAGCGTTGATACTCTTGAATATCAACGCGACCATCTGGCAGGAAAACACGCCATCCGTCTGGATAGTCAGTGGCTTCCCGCCGCCTTCGCTGATACGTTGACTCAGACATTGGCTGACCATTGCTGTCATGCCATTCAGACATGAACTCTGCTTTGTTCAGCTGATACCGATACGGGCTCATTCCTACATCTCCTTTCTGCTACAATTGATTCATCTCCTGATGAAAGGAGGTGAACTTATGCCAAAGCAAATTTGGGTCAGCCCTCGTTCAAACGGTTGGGCTGTTAAGAGTTCCGGAAGTTCTCGTGCTTCTAAAATCTACAGCACCAAATCAGAAGCTATTAAAGCAGGTCGTCAACAAGCTATTAATAATCATGCTGAGTTGGTTAGTCAGAAGCGAAACGGTCAGATTAACTTAAAGAACTCGTATGGTAATGACCCAATGCCTCCTAAAGATAAGGACTAATCCTTATAAACCGGCATAAACCGCACCCTGAGGCCTTCTACGGTTTCGCAGTCGTCATCTGTGATCACCGCCAAGGTCTTGGGGCTTTTTTCGTCTGTCTCAACAATGATCCGTGAGTAATCGGACATTGGCTTTTGGCACTTAGCAGTTGCCTTCTCAAATTCTTCAACAGTTCTCATAGCTATGCTCCCTCCTTTGAAGGCCAGCTTCTGTCTGAATTCACTGACCGGATTATTCATCACTTGAATGAGTCTGATAGTATTCAAGTAACAAACCGGCAAGTTGACGTTCATTAATCTTTGAACTATTCCGCAATCTGCTAGTGATGATAATCATTGCAGCCTTATCACGATTAGTCTTTTTTTGTTCCTTAATCAGCTTTTTGCTTAGACCCATCTTTGCCCTCCTACAGCCCTAAACTAACGATTATTGGCGCGCTTATAACGGTTTCTTGTCATCACTTGAACGGACTAAACGTTAGGCCGTTCAATCTTTCCTGTTAGACGGTCATATCGAGGGCTATCTAGCAAGGTGCATTCAACATGAATGTCGCCATATGATTCGAGAGGTGCTAGTTTATCTAGTGCCTCTTTTAATTTGTCAGCATTCTCAGCAGAAATGTGTACTTTGATTTCCATTTCTATTCCTCCTACAGTCCTAAGTCGTCCTCTTTATCGCTTTTTGATATAATTTCTAAAAAGAGGGTGTGAAATTTTGCAAGCTGTTACAACCCGTACTGAAAGAAAAATATTAAGGCGATTAATTCGTCACAGTCTGAAAGGCCAAAATGTTGTTAGTTTTGATGACTTGAAAATCAAAGATAAATTTTACCCATATGATCTGGAGAAAAAAGAACTCATTGAAATCATTGGAACTGGCCTTGAAGATGAATATGGCAAGTTTCAAAACTACAATCATGCAAAACTTACTGAAAAAGGCAGACATTATTTTTCTTTCCAGTGGGAAGAAATCAAGCTTTTCCTGTTTAAAAGTGTTTTAGTACCGATAGTGGTATCAATCATCACCACAATCCTAGCTTTGCTAATACGAGGAGTGTTCCGGTAGAAGCTAAGCAGCTAACCACGATTGTCACAACGTATTCCCAAAACTCTTCTGATTTCCAGAAGGGCTTTTTTTGTTTCTTCATAGCTATACTCCCTCCTTTCCAGTTGTATACTTGATTCATCTCCTGATGAGAGGAGGTGAAAATATGACTGACAACGAGCAACGAGCTCATGACTTAGCAATGCTGATGCTGAGCCATGGCGTTAACCATCTAAGCGCTGATGGTCAAGCTTTCTCATTTGAACGTTGGAAAAAAGCTTTGGCCGGCGACCAAGAATCGTGTGATTTGCTGACTAACGAATATTGGCGCGCTTATAATGGTTTCTTGTCATCACTTGAACGCACTAAACGGTAGGACGCTTAATTTGACCAGTTATCTGGTCGTAGCGTGGGCTGTCTAATAACGTGCATTCAACGTGAATGTCACCATATGATTCGAGAGGTGCTAGTTTATCTAGTGCCTCTTTTAATTTGTCAGCATTCTCAGCAGAAATGTGTACTTTGATTTCCATCTTTGTCCTCCTATGCTCCCTTCTTTTCGTCCGCTGTTTCGATCAATGGAAGGATGCCATGCTGTTTGAGTAGCTCATACAACCCAAGCCGTCCTTTGAAATCAAATAATTGCTGCATTTGATTACCTCCTTAAATGCTTTGCTATAATCACCTAGAAAGGTGGTGATATTATGAAATTAAATTCAGATTGTGTGCGTGACATTTTGATTGCTATTGAAGATTCAACTAATTTTCAAGAAGCGATTAACAACAATCAGCTAGAAACATTAGATGTCCTCAATCCTTATACAAGCGAAGAAATCTTATATCATCTTAGGCAGCTATCATGGGCTGGATTAATACAAGACTTTAATTATTATGGTGATGCAGGATACTCAATTCTTGACCTTTCTCCCAAAGGACACGAATTTCTGAATAACATTCGCTCTGATGAGAATTGGAATCGTACTAAAAGCTTAGCAAGTAAAGTTGGTTCTCATTCTTTATCAGCTTTACAGCAAATTGCATCCGGTGTTATATCCGCAACAATCAATCATTATTTGGGTTATTAAGTCGCAAGTCTGTTTTGAAAGTGATTCGCACAGTAGAAAGTGGTGAATCACTTTTTGTTATGGTTTCAACATTTTTCACCATTTTCACTTCTTTACCATTCAAGAAAATTCTCCGTCCATTGATAATGAGATTATTTGTATCTTCTTGTTTCATTAATTGCCTCCTATAGTCATAGTCCTAAATCGTCGTCTTGAATCTCCAGTGCGTTGTCTTGAAATACCTTCAGCGCTTCAGGGAAGTATCGCCAAGCTCCATCGTGATCACGGTAGCTCATATCAGCATCACGCTTAACGCCTAACTTGTTGGCCCATTTGCCAATTGCAATCGGCGACACGCCAATGATGTTGCCAATCTCGGTTGCTGAATACTCTCGGCGTGCACCTACCGGCAGTGCCGACATGGC